ATTGGACAAGTCTCGCCCCACATTTCCATACAAGGAACTTGTACAGTAACTGGTTTTGAGTTAGTTTCACCTTTAACACCGGCGAATGGCAACTTGATCATTGCACGTTCAATCCAGAAAAAGGTGTTGTTTGGATCGGCGTCAGGTAAGAAACGAACCGTTACGGTCTGTCCTTCTGCGATATTCCAATGGGGGTAAATTGCGTTGTCTCCACCTGTCGAGCCACCGGTGTTTTGTTGAGATGTTGCTTGAAGTTTTGCTCTAATTTCTGCTAAAGTTGCCATAATGTTTCTCCTTGATAATATGCCTTTAGTTGCCTCTTCTTTCTAGCCCACTGACTAAAAAGAAAAACTGTGCATAGCGTTAACTATACACAGTTTTATTTATATCGTCAACAAGAGATTAAAATATTTTTGCCAAATTAGTTGTCTTGGAAATAAACCCGGAATTTTTCCTTATATTCTGCTTCTTGGTAAGCACTGTCAAAAATTCTATATTCATAAGTACCCTAAATGTTTAGGGTATTTACTTGACTAAACCGGCCAGCCTACGAATTTCTTCAAACTGATTTTGAGCACTGCGTTGTGCTTCCATTGCTTCACGCTGTTGCTTGATATGATCAACTAAACGTGTGGCTAATGCTTCCCCGCGTGGTCCGTACATTTTACCGCAACGAATAATTACACCTTCTTCGCCTTTGGGGAATGTCATATCTTCTGTGTTACAGAAAGACATTATAGTCTCAGCAATTTCACGTGTTGATGCATGATGTGGTTGTTCTTCTTTATTGTCCATGCTATCTTCTTGATCCATGTCGTCCCAACGCTTATCGTCAGCGTCATCATCTGGATGTACTGGTTCGTCAGCAGGACCTTCTCTCATGCCTTCTTTACTCATATCAGGATATTTGGCCATGATAGTTGAGCCGTCTAACTTACCGGCACTTGCTGGGTAAATGGTCATGAATGGAGGGTGTACAAATGTACTTTTAGCAAGAGCATTTTTAATTACTTCTTCTGCTCGGTCACGACTTATAGGTTTTGTTCTTTGTACCATTGCTTGACCTGAACGATTATGTTGTACTATGCAGGCAACATACGCTTCGCCCTCATCTTCTTCTGCTTCCGCCACTGGAGGTTCAACAGGTGCTGCCGCAGGTTCAGCAGGCGCTGCTTGTTGTGGTTCCATCATTCTTTGAATTTCTGCGGCTGCTTCTGGGTCATCTTTTTGTAGCCAAGGAATAATTACATCCTTGGGATCACCATCGGGATTAGCACCAGCAGCACCACGTAGAGCTGCTTCTAATTTGTCCCAGTCGCGATGATTTGACATGCCGATGTTTTCCAACGATTCAATTGCACCAAACGCATCGTTGCCGCCAAATGTCAGTCCTGTTTGTAACAATTCAATCAGTTGTCCTAGCGTGTCAGGATTTAACGTGCCTTCAACAACAGAGTCAGCCCAAGATTCAAAATTTTCAAATCCCACTGCGGGTTTGCTGTCATTGGGACTTCCGCCACTCATAGCCATTTGAACTCTTTTCACAACTTCATCTCTATATTCTTGACGATTAGGCATATTGGACCAACCGTACTCTGCATAGTTTACAATAGTCTGTGCATCCTTAGGTGTTAGCTCTGGAAATTCCTGCATTAAGTCTTCTTTAGAATAGTGTCCGTATCTACTCCAAATTGCAGTAGCATCCATTGCACCTTCGGATACCACTGCTTCTAAATCAACTGTACCTGTTTCCTGCATGATCTTATGAATCAATGGAAAATATTGTGCAAGATTTTCTTCAAATTTATTAATTGTAAACTTTGCCTTGTAATCTTCCATAGTGGCCTGATCTAATTCAAAGCCGTCGTCTTGTTGGCGAGGTTCAAAGTTTTCTGCAAACGCTTCATAAAATTTTGGTTTTGCTAGACTTTTTAGAGTATTACGTAGTTCATTTAATTTTGCATGGCTGCGTTCTAGTATTTCATTTGTTTCAGTGTTCATGCTGTCGTGACGACTGGCATGTTTTCCAAAAGCTGATAATGATGCCATATCTCTACTCATTTCAAGAATACATTCGCCGATGTCATCATAAGGAATACCGCCTTGGTGTACATGTTGTAACATTGCACCAGCGGCTGTTGTAGAATTAATAGGCATTTTAAAACGTTCGCCTAGATGATTTTCAATAAAAATTGCATCAATTTTTCTTGATCTTGCGCCTGGTACGCTTTCGTCAACTGCTTCAGAATGACGTATTACCATTCTAGCTTTGTTCTTTTTGTTTAATGTTTTATAACTTCTAGTAGGAGTTCCATACATTTTTGCTTCGTTCATGTTATCTTCCTTGGATCCGTTTTGTGCAAGATATTGAAAGTCATTTTTATTTAAATTGCCTTTGGTAATATCTCTAGTATCAAATACCAGCATTCTGCGTTTTGCAAAATATCTCATTTCTTTTAAAAAGTCGTACCATATGCTTGTACTAACACTGTCTACGCCTTCAGTAATTCCTTGACTGTAAAATATTTTTAACGAGCCACGTTCATTAATACTAACACTAACACGACCTAAATTTTGTTCTTCAACTGTAAAATCAAAGTCAAAAAATCTAGCTTCTCTAGGATTAGAAGTCACAGCTCCTTCTTCGTTGCCCATCTCTAGATTAGAGAATCTGCCACGAACTTTGTCAAAAACGTCTTGTGCAATTATTTCAATGATATTCATATTAGCATATTTATGCAAAACTATTGATAAAGATCGGCATGGGCAGATCAATATCGTCTAACCCTCTATCTTCAACCATACGCTCGTAAACTGCGGGATCCCAGTCTCCTAGCATGCCAACCATACGTACAGCTAGTAGTAAACTTGATACAAGATCGTCAGTTTCGTTGACTTTTGCTTCAAAACTCACGCCTTTGGCAATATATGTTTTAAGTTCGCTGATCAGCGGTTTGCTATGTATTGTAATTCGTTTTTGTTCAATTAGCTGCTTAAGTTTAGCACAGGCAGCAATTTTGCTGACGTTTGTAGTGTTAAATCCTCTACGAAATCTACGTACATGACCCTTTTTAATTGGTTCTGATAAGAACAAGCCAGGTATGCTTTCCTCGCCCATTTCGTTAATTGCCACCAGGGCTGCTTCGCCTACAGTGTTGTTCTCTACTGAGTAGTAGATCTGTCCTCTGCCTTCTGTGGCGGCGCATTCGCTGTCAATATACTTGCAGATTTCTCTAAGTATTCGGACTTGTTGTTGCACCGGAGTAGTATTGTGATTCCATTCTGCTACCTGTTTGAAACTAGGTACTTCTAACACCTGTATGGCTGCGTAATCTCCACCTGTACCAAGGCTTGGGTCTAATGCAAGTATATACATTGAAGTTGGGTTTACTTTTTTGTACCAGCGTACTTGTCCCATTTTTAGTATAGGATCAACACCCTCTAAATCTGATAAGGTAATACTATTGATCAGTGTTTCGTCAAAGATTAAGAATTCACACTCATGTTCACGACGGAATCGTTCTTCACCAATGCGTGATTTTTCAGTGTCTGCCCATGCTTGATCTCGGTCAGGATGTTCACTCCAATGTGCTCTAAACGGAAAGAAACCGTTACGGCCAACGTCCTGTTCGTTGCCGTGTTCGTCAAACTTTTTATTAGCTTCTTTCCAAATTTGTGCAAACTGATCTTCGTCACTGTTGGGAGTTGAAGTGATAATTGCCTTACCACCTGTGGCCAATGTGGGCGAAATAGAAGTCCAGAATTCTGTAGCGATGTTGGGTTCAACGAATGCAAACTCATCAGCGTATAACAATGATAAAGACATACCGCGACCTGTTGTTGGTGTAGTTGTCTGTGCTACAATACGTGAACCATTGTCAAATTCAATACTTTGCTTGTTGTAACTTTTGACTCCGCAACGAATATGGTCAGGACACAATTCATATGAATAGCGTATACGACTCATAATTTCTTGAGCACCTGTATATTTGTGCGCCGCTACAAGAATTGTGCTGTCAGGTATAAACATAGCAAACCATAATAGATATCCTGCGGCAGTGGTTGTCTTACCTGTTTGTCGTGGCAGCAAGTTTACATTAAACCGATGGTCGTGATAGCTGTCAATTAGACGTTTTTGATATTCAAATGCTTCGTATTTTAACTTGCCTTTTGTAGGATGTTGAATATAAAAGAAATGTTCCATAAAATAGTGGGGACCAGTAGCCGTGTCCTGACACTTCATTAGATCCTCAATATCTTGCTCTGTCCACCGTTGTGTGGTGTGAGGTTTCTTTACCAGTGTATCAAATTTGTTTGTTGCCATATGATTATTTACTGAAAAAAATAGGCTCCGGAGAGCCTATTTGGATGCCAACATTATTACTTACGACCTGCGGCCGCTTTTCTTTCCATTTCTTTCTTACCGTACTTTTTGTCACCGATCCATTTAGCTAATCCAGCTGGGTTAGTAACA